AGTGTGCTTTCTGCTTCATAGCAACACTCTAGGGTGTATCCATTTTCGGCGCAGCAAATGCTGATGTGACACAGTTCACCTTTAGGTTTACTCTCTTCTTTGTCTGCCATCTAAATCTCCTTTACGCCGATCCTTGTGGGGCTGATGCGGCCTGGGATTTCTCAGCTTCTATCTCGGCTTCCATTTGTTTATTGTGCTCCTGCTGAGCATAGTCCCATTTAGACATCATAGGAGGGGACTGACTGAAGTCAAAACTAGGGAACTTAGGGTAAGTTGGGCGCGCAGCCTTCACAAGGTCCGCTCCTGCTCGGGAAGATAAGGGCATGATTGTGTTCTCATACGTAAGTATCTTGGCACTAAGCTCTGCCTTCTCTCCCCGCAACGTGCTGATGATGTCATCTTGGTACCGTATGCGGGCATCATAGTCTTGTCTAAGCTGAAGTAAGGATAACTCTAAGGTGGAAACCAAGCGGGAACCGAAGAGTTCACGTAGAGACTGCCTAATACTTGCTGCGGTCATGCTGAGTGTTCCTCCTATTTATCTTTTCTAAATAACGTTCCCGACGTATAGGGGACCAAGGTTCTCCTTTTCCCTTCTTAGACAAACTTATTTTTGCGTTAATCTCTGGAGTAGAAGGGTGCCCTGGAACAACTTTTCGTCCTGGTTTCCACTTTATTCCTAGGTGGGCTTTCCTATTGGCTTCGCAAGTTTCGGGGCTCATCTTTACTCCCTTATTCCAAGCGGGTACTCCTTTTCTACTTTCTCCAAACCTCTTTTTTGTTTCTTCGGAATGCTTGTGCCCTTTATGGCTAAAGGTTGGTCTCTTTTTCATGTTCTCGCGCATCTTACTTCTTGTCTCTTGAGAAACCACATGAAGAGCTCTTGCTTTTCTTATTTTTTCTTTTGTTGCCTCTGATGGTCCTGCATGCCCTTCTCCGCCATCTGTGAGATTTCTTAAGCATCCAGTGCCCAAATCTTTGCGCCCGTAATGCGCTATCAAGAACACTTCCACAGCAAAGGCTTCGGCTTCGCATGGATGTGCCTGAGTAATCACCCTGTCTGGTGGGTGCCCCTTACGAAAAGCTCTTTTAAGAGCTCCTTTGCCTACATAGTACGGCGTGCCGTCTTCTCGTAGCCATAAATACGTGTAAAACATTTTGCCTCCTTAAAGGTCGAGCAAGGCAGCGTTAAGGCGCTGCCCGCTCTAGCCCAGGATTCGAGGTCCTGAGATGTTAAATCTTGCCGCACCAGACGGGCTGCTCTGGCTGTCTTGCTGGTGTATTCTTGTTTTGTACCTCGGACAACTTCTTGAGTAAAAAAAAATGTTTTGCCAATGGGTCCAGTGTCCTTGCATGGTCCATAATCACATCAACTGCAGGTTTGCCCTTCGTGGACAACATGCCGTAGAGTCCGTACCTGAAGCCGTCGTAAGCGTCATCACCCTTAGCATCCACCTTAAGTACATCATCCAAATTGTCTGGATCGCGCATCAGCCCTGGTATTGCTAGTATAATCTCCCTGCAATAGTCAAGGATTACTAACTCCCCGTTCTTAAGTAGGTTGTACATAAGAGATGCGGAGCCAATACGGTCTGTTGTGGCACGTGAGGCAGCTGGCAGTCCATACTTCTTCAACTCTTTAGAGTATTCAAAAACAGGAGCATGCACATCCATTTGTCGTGCAAATTTCTCGTGAGAAAAGAACAAATACTTAACTACACAAGGCTGACCGTTCGGGTATTTTGCTTTAGCTGCCACAAGAGACGCGAGCTCTTTGTGCGTCTTACCTCCTGTAACTACAAGTTCTTGGAAGCATACGGTCTTCATCACGTAGTCGTTACCAACCGACTTCTTTACCAAAGCTTTAGTAAAAAGATACACAGCATTGGCATGCGAAATACCCCAGTCCTGCCCCGCCCACACTGGCTGGTAGTGCTGCCAAATAATTGCGTCTGGGTCTTCTCTGAGGTTGATGGTATGGTAACTCTCGTCCCACACATCAAAGTATTGCCCCTCAAAGCGCCCGTCCAAACCAAACAAAAACTTATCTCGCTTGGCCTTGGGCATCGAGTTCAAACGTGCAATGATACCTGGGTCTCTCTTTAACTGCTCAGGGTTATCTAGGACGGTAGAACGTTGGTATGCGTAGTCTGCTGGGTCGTATAAGAGGTGCCACTCACCTGCTTCAGGTACCCACCAAGTGCCGTTGGTCTTATCCAACTTAGCATCTTCTGGTTTCATCCATGGTTCTTTTTGAACGAACAGTGTACGATAGAACTCATAGAAAGGACCAATAGGGTTAGTACAGCCCCAAAGGCAGGGTATAGGCATGTTGCCGTGTTCGTCTGGTTCGCATCCTGCGTTTACTGTATTACGTGAGTACAGTAATAGCCACGCTTCTGGAGAGAACTGCCCGCATTCATCTACGAGGACAAAGGCATATGCTTGTCCTAGGTATTGCTCGATGTCTCTGTCCTTATTGTTGTTGCAGTGCCCGAACACTACGCGTGACCCGTTTATTAATGTGGCAACATGCTTGGTGGCATCATAAACATAAAGTTCGGCGGGCATAAACGCCTTGAAGTCCGCAATGGCTCCTGATTCTAATTCCTTAAAAGTTCTACGCAGAACTAGTATGTCGCAGTTTTTGTACTTCATGCAGTAGTTCTGTACACCATACATCATAGCCCCTGATGTTTTACCTGAGCGAATACCACCAGTACTCAGCATTTGTGGAGCAACCGTAACAGTGTATGGAAAGCCCCCACGAGTTACGTTCCTGAGAAGTTCTAACTGTTTAGGCTGATGCTTAAACTTAAGTTTAAAATCGAGATTACCCGCAGCGTCTATGTAAGAAGGACGCGCAACTTCTTCTTTTTGGAGCTTGCGAGGCATGAGTCTGTCTTTCTATTCGATGTAAAATGGACGTTCTATTTTCTCAGTCTGTACTTTACGTGGCATGCTGTCTTTCTCTTCATTGGTGGATATACGGGTGTCTGGTTCCGTGTCAAATTCATACCAACGAGGCTCACAGTCTTTTGCCTGGTTCATTGTGTTCTCCTATGGTGTCTTGAGGAATCTTAAACGCAGAGTTTAAACTATATGTGCTTAGCATCTGGTTGCACTTAAGACACATTGGGTCATAACATGGGAACCATGACTTACGCACAGATTTTATCCAAAGGGCTCCAAAAACAAAAAGTGCCAACTTAAAAAACTGAATCATTACTTTCCTTTCTGAGCATAATTTAGGCAATCACTCCTTAACGTCTATAATCTCAGCTTCAATAAAGCTTGGGGTAGGCTTCTCTCTTGGTTGTATTTCTCCGCTGTTGGGAAGTTCTGGCGCAGTTAGCACCACAATTTTAACCCCAGCGCGCTCCAACGCCCCTAACTCTTGATCGCCTGGGGAAACTTTTCCGTGCGCTCTGGCATGCAGCGCCTCAAACGCGGCAATAGCAGCCATCATAGCTTTGGGATCACCAGAAGTATTGATAGCAATCCTATGTATATTTTCCAGTTGCTGCTGTATGCGGTTCTTGCTGCTCTTGATTAGTTTTCCTTCGTCATCCGCTTCCAACTTCTGATTGAGAAATTCGCGCATGGCCCGAGTTACTTCACGTGTCTCGGGCATTGCCCTAGGTTTCTTTACAAACTTACCTGCTTTGTCTTTTAGTACCTGACGAAAGCTCCCGTCGTTGTTACGCACAGTTATCTGCGTAGGACCAGTAGGTTTTTCCTTTTGGTCCTCCACAGGCGTAATCTTTTCTTCTAAGTCAGCCACGGGGCTCCTTACTGCTTCTTCGTAAATGCCAGGTTAACATTGTCAAACTGGTGAGTCGCGGGCGAAATTTTGTACTTAGCCACAAGTTGAGACACCAATTTGGGGAAAGTTTCTTGCGCTGCCTTGGCTACGCCTTGCAAACGTGTAATCTCACTGTTGGCACGAAGAAACTCATTCTCCAACTTTGAGACTGCGTACTTTTCTTCTGTGGTGATCTCCACCCGGTCTTCTGTGGAAAATGGTTCTGGCGCTACTGGGACTTGTTCTGCAAGTGCTGCTTGACTTTCTGCCATCTGAGTCTCTCCTTGGTTTTTATTTTACTGCGAAAACTTTGCATGTCCCCTGGAATCTCTGCCCCTTCGGTGTGGTATGTATCAACCAAAGGGTCTGCGAAATCTGAGGATACTGGAACTGAAGTGTTAAACACTGTTTTTCTCCGAGCCCGCCGCTCTCTGAGCTTTCGGGCTGGTTCTCTTGAGTCTACCCCGCAACATGCGTAACGGTATACGTGCCGTTACCACAGCTTCACGTTTATAGCTGCGCTACACCCAAAGGGCTGCGCTATAAAATTGGAGCCCATAGAAGGTCTCGAACCTCCGACATGCCGATTACAGATCGGCTGCTCTACCAACTGAGCTATACGGGCATACTGTGAGGCGGTTTTGTCTCGTGCCGCCCCGATCACGTTGCGCCTCAAGAGTATGTGGGCGTCAAAATTAAGGACCAAAAGGTGGTGTGCCGATGATCCTGGCCAACTTCTGTTGGCTCGGGTTAAACTCTTGTGCTGCATGAAACCCAGTCCATTTGCGGACTCATGAAAAGACGGCTTGCGCCATGCTTTACACTGAGCAAATATCGACCTCCAAATCACAGCACAGAGAACGCTGGGCGGCATGTTTGTTTCCATGCCATCTCGTTAGAAACCTAGGCCCAAAATCAAATTAAGGGCGCGCTGGACCCAAAGGAGTAAAGTCGAACAGCGCGCCAAGGGCACTTAGTCGGTCAGGACTAAGTTGACTCTCATTATACCCAGAGTCGGCGGGGAGGCCGCATTGCGCGGCTGAAGAACGTAGAGAAGACGTATCTTTCTCGTCCTACTTATAATCATAACACACGTGTCAAGCAAAAGTCAAGGTAAACTTTACACTCTACTCTATGAATTTTCATATACTAACCGTTTCAACAACTTAGGGGGTATGAAAATAATCCTTGACTTTCTCCTAAAAAAAGTGTATGCTCTAAAAAGATTCCCCGCTCGGGATACCTATGTATACCCCTAGCAGTCTAAGTTGTTGATAATACACAAATACCTATACGGCTCAGCAACTTAGGTACAAGTATATTGAAACTAAAGGAGTTAAGGAGTGAAATCTACTAAAGAAATGAGTAAGTATAGGCAGTCATTATACTTACAGGCAATTAAGTGGGAAACCAAGTCCTCTGCTCTCTCTAAGAAATTGTTCAGTACCCCTCAGGAAGCCGCTGAGAGCGCCTTCTGTAAAGCGGAAGCAGAAAAATGTAGAGACATCCTAAAGCGGCTTAGAGGAACAACCTACAGGCAGCAAAGGGCGGGCTGGGGTGGACATTAAACTTACTCGTAGTCGGAGTAAGTTACTAAGTTGACTTCTTTGGTAGGGAAGGATAGAATCACAACATGGCAGATTCCGTGCAGTTACGACCGCTCATCCTGAGCGAGTTGGTCCCGCCGATGAACATAACTTTGGTCCAAGACGGCGCGGGCTTAGATAAGTTGTCGAAGTGTGTTGCCCGTATTGGGAGTACTGCCCTCCCTACGTGCGGAGTGGATACAGAGACGAACTTCGTTCATGACTTCTGGTACAGGCGCGTGCGCACCCTGCAGTTTGGAGACAAGTATGAGCAGTTCGTCATAGACCTTCTTGCCTTCGCAGGCTCCGAAGAGAAACTTATTTCGTCACAAGGACACTACGGAAAGAATAACGCAGGAATATACACTCCTATTTTCAACATCTTGACGCCCGTGTTGTGCACAGCAAAGTTTCTGAAGGTGGGACAGAACCTCCCCTTCGAGTACGAAGTGCTCAACTGGAACTTCAACCAGCGCATCTGGCATCTGTACTCCACAGACCTCGCGGAGCGCGTCATCCACGCTGGGCGCATTGCGCTCAAGAAGTACAAAGAATTTTCCATGCTGCAAATTGTACAGCGGTACTTCGGACTCACCATCAATAAGGATGAACAGAAGTTATTTGACCTAAAGTCCCCATTGACGCAGGAACAGATTGAGTACGCGGCCTTCGATATCCGTATGCCGTTGGCGATGCGCTTAGCACAGTTGA